ACTTCGCAATCAAGAGTAATCTTGTCTTAGATCAGGATCAATCAATTGACCTTGCATCAAGTATATGGGACTCTTGCGATAGATCCATACATCGTGAAATGGATCAGTCAAGATCTTCAAGCACCAAACTAACGCAACCCGTCTGCTCTGTAGTGCGGTCAATTGGATCATTCTAAACAACACACCAGCCGCACCCAGCCATAACCATCCCATACCCACACGATTTACAAAGGTCATTGGATCGTTATTGGGGATCAACAAGTTCATTAGTTCAGCATCAAAGAACGCCAGGGCAGGCACAGCAAGCCAGCATGTTAGCAACACACGTTTGCGTTTTAAATTAAATCCAATTTTAATTTTTTCTTTGTGGTCGAATGTGGCCTTGTTGTATTCATCGTAGCCGTGCGGCTCAAAGAAAAAGTGTCCGGCTTGACGAGTAGTCATGGCAATCAACCAAGCAATATACGCACTTACTACAGGATCAACAAACAAATAGACATAAGCAATTAAAAAACTTGTGGCTGATATCAAGTGTAGGAATTGATTGATTCTGCTGTGATGGTAGTAACGATGGTCGTCCCAACGTTGCTCGCGTAGTGTTTCTAATATTTCTTTCATGTTGTTTCCTTTGGTTTATTTACTTGGTCCACAAGTGATTGGGAGTAAGATTGTCACGGAATATGGTCCAGGCACGTTCCCAACTCCAACGTTGACTGCCTTCCCACACACGCTGTCTATTTAAAAATAAACAATCAGTTACTGCCTGCTTTAGGTTCGGATTCATACAGCCAGTAATGCCTTCATCTATTACATCTTCTGGCCCTTGAACAGGATATGCGGCCACAGGAGTTCCGCAAGCCATTGCTTCAATCATCACAATACCAAATGTCTCCCACTGGCTTGGAAACACAAATACTTCAGCATTGGCATAGTAACGTGCTAAATCTTGACCTGTTTTAAAACCTGTAAAGTGTACATCAGGATACTTTTTCTTGTAGGTGTCAAGCATGGGCCCATCTCCTACCATGATCTTTTGATATCCAGGATAGTCAAGTTCGAGGAATTGTTCAAGATTCTTTTCTTTACTCACACGGCTAACACATAACAAATATTTTGCTGGAGCATCTTCTCTAAGTGCAGGAGTAAAGATTTCACGGTCAACACCACGTGTCCAGGGAATTACTTCACCATTGAACCCATGTGCTTGCAGTTCTCGAACCATTGAGTCTGTTGTGGTTAGAACCTTGCCACTATGTTTATGAAACCAGCGTACAAAACGCCAGGTAAGAGACTCAGGTATTCCAAATAACTTTTTGAGCCCTTCAGGAAACTTAGTGTGATAAGCGGTATTGTGACGAATATTACCCAGTGAAAGATATGCTCTAGCCCACAGACCCAAAGTACCTTCGGTGGCGATGTGGATATAATCCGGAGCAATCTCCTCAATCTTCGCGCCCAAGTTCCGGGGATAGGCAATCTTGACTTCGTGGTAGCGAGGGCAATTAATGTAGCGGAACCGCCCGGGATCAATATAATCAACATGATAACCATCCAGTACCGCACAAGCCTCGATGTTCTTGTAAGTGGTAACCACGCCATTAATCTGATCCGGCAAGTTGTCTGTTATTATCAATATCTTCTTGGTCATTTTTTCTTGTCCATGTTACAATTTCCCAGGGTCCATCATGATGTTCTACCAAGGCTGTGCATGACTCTACCCAGTCGCCATCATTCATATAAGTCACGCCGTCGATTTCTTTTATTTCTGCGTGGTGTATGTGACCGCAGACCACGCCATCAAATCCTCTTTTTTTGCAGTAGGTTGCAAGGTTCCGTTCAAAGTGAAACATGAAGTCAATTGCTTTTTTGACCCTATGCTTAAGAAACTGGCTAAGACTCCAATAACCGAAACCCATACGATGGCGGATCCAATTAAATCTACTATTAAGTCCCAAGATAAAATCATATGCTTTGTCTCCTAAAAAACTCAACCACGGTGCCAAGCGAGTGATGCCATCAAATAAGTCGCCGTGCACCACAAGGTAATGACGACCATCTGCACCTATATGTTCGCATTGATTACAAATTTCTACTGTGCCAAATGACGCCGCATATGGTATCATGGGACGCAGGAATTCGTCATGATTTCCAGCCACGTATACAACCCTAGTGCCACGTTTGGCATGACCAAGAACGCGGCGAACCACATTGGTATGGCTTTGTTTCCATCGCAATTTGTTTTGTTGTATCTTCCAGGCGTCAATAATGTCCCCAACTAGATACAAGGTATCGCAGGAATTGTGCTTTAAGAAATTGTTCAGTTCTTCTGCCTTGCAGTCTCTTGTGCCAAGGTGCACATCACTGATAAAAATACTGCGATACGTTTTCTGCATCTAGTATTTAGGCGTATCTGTGTTACTATTTTGTTACAAACATTTGGTCCACAAAGTCTAACAATAGAGTATGATGCTGGCCTCTGTGATATCGGCCACGCATCCATGAGTAACTGTCGTACCAGAATTGTTCACTTTCGGGATGACATCCTATTAGGCCAATGTTGTTTTGTATGATGGCCATGGCATCACCGTTCATGTATGTGGCCATGGTTCGAAACTTGGTTTTGTCACCTACCAAGGCACAGCCATCGTAAAAAAACATGTTCCAAGGTTCAATGTTTCCCCAACGATCTCGCCATAGTACAGGCAAGTTCTTGGCATGTGGTCTGCGTGTGTCTGTTCCTGGACGGCGGATATACTGTACTGCATCTACCCCATCCAAGATATTGAGATATTCGCTGCCGGCCCAGTATGCGCCCATGCAGATGCCCAGGTATCTGCCACCACGTTGTAAAAATTGTCGTACACGTTCGGCATTGTGTTTGAAAAGACTGTCAAAACTATCAGCATCACCAAAGCCGCCGGGCACAGCAATCATGTCTACATCATCAAAGAACACATCTTCTAATCTATTTTTGCCAAATATTTTGAATTTATAATGGTCGCCCAAGGCTCTCATGAGCCCATTACCGCTTTGCACACTACACTTGGGATCGTGCAAAAATAGGGCTATGGTGGGTTTCATGTTGTATTTAGTGACCCCGAATTTTTGACAGTTATATGACTAAACGGTCAAAAAAATACCCCAAAATTTGGGGTATCTGCTGGTTACGAGTTCCAGCGCCACTCTATCGTTGTGGTCGATTGCTTTTATTTATCGGCATCGATATTACAATGATATTACACAGTTAACATCCTAACCAAACCCACTGTGTCAATGCTGACTAATAGGCAGTAGTTAGCCAACATACCAAACGATCTACGGGTCCAACTAGCCCAAGCATACATAGCACAACCAGAGATCCATATAGGGTAAAGTACCACGAGAGGGGGATTAGGTACAGTGGTAGCCATCGTAATACTGCACCCAATAGACACAGCCCAAGCCAATACTTCAATGAAAAACCTAAACGGGTTAGTTTTGTAATCACTGCGGATCCAATCAAAGATGTTGAGAAATATATTGTTCATAAAGTTGTTCGCTGGCTAGGTTTTTGCCTTTGGCTTCGACCTGTATATCAAACTGGTCAGCAAAGCCCAGTACCCACTCGTTCACAGCCGAATTCCAACAGAAGTCGCTGTGTGCTCGGAGTTTCTGCTTCTTATAACCTCTAGCAAGAAGTTCAGCAAGGTCTGGTCGAACTGTTCGAACATGGTCGACCAAAACGTCCTCGCGGCTAGTACTAAAATGCATTGCAGGACGAGCGCCGCGCCAAGAGTCAATAACCCTAGTTGTACGAACGTCCGTGGGCGCAATGTATTCGCCGGTGTTGATCCAGTGGTGGTGTACATCCAACACAAGAGCCACATGATCAGCCACAGCCAAAGTAGTGTCAAGTCCATTTGTCATCTCATCATTCTCGATGGTTATCAAGTTCCTGGCCTCAGGAGTGAGACGACCCAAGGTCTTCAGGAATTTAGCGGGACCACCTTTACCCGATAAATGCACATTAATCTTAAATCCATGATCATGCCAACTAGCACCATAGCCCATCCAACGAGCCATGTCTGCATGGTACTCAAATTCCAGGATTGAGCGTTCTACAATTTCATCACTCTCACTGGCTAGTACACAAAACTGTCCAGGGTGGAAACTGAGTCTAACACCAAGACGTCTTGCGGTCTCGCCTACAGGTGCAAATATCTTGGCACAGTGGTCTTGTATCTCTTGACGTTGCCACCAGTCGATCCATGACGGCTCGGTGTAGCCTTGTAGCATTTCACTGCCCAGTCGTACCATTCTACGACCTTCGGGCAGGGTGGCCACACGTTCTACCATGAATGTAGCCGCACGGGCGTTGTGATTCATAATGTCCCACTGACGCTGTTCTGCTTCACTCTTGTGCTCGCGAAGCCAGCGCATGGTAGTCGATCTGCCGTTTAAATCACGGTCCTTTGCATTGACTTTCATGCCCCCAGTTTCTGAGGGGTCATTGAGCCATTTGCAACAAAAGCCAATTTGGGGTATAGTCATGCTGTAATTATACGCTATTAAGCATAATTTGTCAAGTGATTTTTAACAACGGCATAAATAAAAGTATCATGACTATCAAAACAATTAATATCTACAACAGAGCGGGACTTGAATCTTTGGGATCAAACTTAGAAGGAATTCACGACGAACGTGTAAATTTTAATAAAATATCAGATCCCAATATGCAAGCCTTTATGATAAATGCTGTGAGAAATGGAACATTTCCAACCACCAAACAGCCCGAAGACAGTGTTGTTTGGACAGATACTGAATGTATCGTAACTACAGTTTGGCTAGATCGGGCGGCAGCCGAACAACATTGTGTTTTAAAACAAAATAGTAATCTGGCTCCAGAGTTAATTTCAGCCACAGTGGTTGAAGATTAACCACGAATTAAATCCAAAGTTACACAGTGGAAACCACCCCCCAGAGTGCGGCTATGGCGTAGTTCCATTGGTATAACCTCAAATCGGTAACTTTTAAGTGTTTTAATCAATTCGGTTTGGTGTAGATCACAAATTACAGTATGAGGATCAACTACCAACATGTTCATGGCTATCCATTTTGATGCATATGGATATTCATGAAAACTTTGTGCCACAACATCGTTTACCCAAATCTTGTGCCATCCATCAAACACTCGAGGTACATTGTCAAAATTTACACGACTGGCATTAAGTAAAACCAATCCTTCACGCAAGGGTACAATAGTCGAATCAATATGTACTCCTGCGTAAAAATTGCACAATTCAATTTTGACATCTGGGAATACTTCACACAACCAATCATAGGCTTTGCGATTGCCACTTGAGGATTCTAAGAACAACATCTTATCACCCAGTCTACATACATTAGCCGCATCCAACACAAAGCCTTCGTTTCTAGGCATAAACAAATAACGGTCGGCGCTGTCTACTATGTTGTGATAGCATTGTAGTTCCATGTCTCTACAAGGATACATCATGGCAGGATCAACTATGGTTGAACCATACACAAGGAGCCGGTCACGCGGACAATAATTGTACATGCCATCGTGAGTTTGGAAGTTGAGTGGATCCGGACGAACCACTTCCACACCCAGACTCATCAAGGTCGTCACTAGACCATCCAAATCTTCGTTGGTTTCTTCAATTATTCGCTGTGGAACTGGGCCACGTGGAACAGGCGATTCTTTCCAGGTGGTCTTTTCAGCCTCCTTGGAGAACACAGGGTCGTTAACAGGCCAGTTGGCATCTGTTGCACTTCCCACCACAATCTTTTTTAATGGGCTCCATTCATCGTAACTTGATATCATAACCATCCAGTAATTTGTAGTGTATATCTTGGCTCAAGGCCCATGTTAGCGGCCATGTGTGGTGCATCATATGCCCATTCAATCACATCACCTGATAGCCAGCCAGTTTTAGCAACATTATTATATTCTGCATAGTGTCCAGGTTTCCAATCTTCTAAAAATACAATTGCCCTGCGTATACGATGCTCTTGACCTTGTAACTTAAACAATTCAATATAACGCAAATACAAGTCACTATGAGTAGGTAAAATAGTGCCAGTACTCATTCTATAGTAACTGGTACCAACGTCTTTCCAACCTAGTCCAGTATAGATATTAATAAATCTTTCATTCCATGTAGGTTGTGGACTGCGCATATCGCACATGTCTCCAGTGAATTTATTTGCATAACCCTGGGCTAACCATCGTGTGGAGTTTTCTATGTCGTTAAAATGTTCATTGATATAATCGAGTTGCTTGAACTCGTCGTTCCAAAATTTAGGAATGTGATATTTAAGAATTTCGTGTGTTGCCATATGGTATTACTGTTAGTCCTTCTATTGCAGGAAGTTTACGCCACGGATCAACAATAATGCTATTTCGTGGAATTGCACAATATGGCAATGTATCAGTTTGGCCATCTATATAGTTGTAAGTAATTTTACGATTGTGTGCCCATAATATAACTGCGGGGCCAATCAATTCTGAAATTACTTCAGTAGGATCGTCTGCCAATGGGTCCAGGTATCTTATACTAAACCCTGCTTCTTTAACATAATGTCCTATCAATGTAGAATACGATCCAATACAGTAAGGCACATCAGGTTTATATGCTTTGCCATGAATCACAATACTCATTCCACGTTGCTTGGCCTGATCGACCAAAAACAATGCAAGATTTTTGGCTTGAATTTCACGGGCATGCATCACCGTATCAAACATATCGTAACCAATGTCATATTCTTTGGCCAGCCAACGCAAAGCAATGTTATCACGTGGATGGCAAGCACCTGCATCTCCCATACCAGCAGTCATATATTTTGATCCCATGATACGCATAGTGCTTCGTGCAAGTGCATCAGTGACTACATCAACGTTGATATGTCCAATGCGCATAGCAAAGTCTTGGATCATGTTAACCAATCCCACTTTGGCACTGATAAACGTATTATAAAATATTTTGATCGCCTCACACTCGTCCCAGGTACCGATTTCATAACGTGGGTCGTTTTGCATTACAGTATCATACAACGCACAAAGTTCGCCGGCTAGTGTGTTGGGGTTGCCATCTTCAGTGCCAATCATGATCATTTCAGGGTTTACCATATCCCATTTGACTGAGCCCATGGCAATCAAATAAGGATTATACAAAAATTGATGTTTAAGAGCCAGTCTAGGCACAAATTCTCTGCGTGTTGTTCCTGGCAATACTGTACTAATTAACACAACCTTTTTAGATTCTCGAGCATGCGTATTAATTTTGTTGATTGCATCAATCACAACATCATGACCAAAGTCTCGAGGTTCCATGTGCGAACTGGGCACACTACCATCATAACCTTCTGCGTGTGGGGTTGGCACAGCAATAAAAATCCATTCGCTTTCATTGACCAATTCATCAATATCGCAAACTTTTACTGAGTCGCTCGCACGTGGGTAAATATCATAGCCCCTAACTTCATGCTTCTCTGCCATGACTTCGGCACAATCAAGACCCAACTTACCGATCCCAATAAAACCAATTTTTTTCATATTATGAGTGTACCTTTAGATAGATTATATAATTTTTTAAGCGATATTTGCAATCGTAATGACTTAGTAATTTATCGCTTTTATCCTCATGGCTCAAGAAATATTGCTGATCTTTTGCAACTTCAGACACATAACAATAGCAAATTGAACACTTTCCAAGGCAGGTTGTGTAACCTGGCGGCATTTTGTCATGATCAAGAACCACTAAATTTTGATTTGTATGCAGGGTTTGACGATATTGATGATCTAAGTAAAATTAATTCAATATTAGTAAATCAAATTGGTAAAGATATCTTAACAAAATATCAAGATACTTTATATAAATTTATGCCAACACTCAATCTCAAAATTGTCACACAAAATTTAGATTGGTTCACACCATCATTGCTATTTCACTCAGAACAAAGATCTAAAAACTTAGAAAAATATCAACAGTACAATTACATAGGAGTTTACTATTGGTGTCACGCAGTGATTGCTAGAGATTGGTATAGGTATGCTGAACATGATACTAGTCTCAACAGTAAAAATATTAATACTAAAGATTTTTTAATCTATAATCGAGCCTGGATTGGCACCAGAGAATATCGATTGAAATTTACTGAACTATTACAACAGAATGAATTAACTGAGCAATGTCAAACTTGGTTTAGTCCTGTTGACGACGGGCATGATTACCGCAATCATAAATTTAATAACTCTGATTTTAAGATCTTTAACTACAATTTAGAACAATATTTTAAACCTAGCAAAACTACCAGTTCTGCCAGCGCAGACTATTGCGGCGAGGATTATCGATCTACTAACATTGAAGTTGTGTTAGAAACATTGTTTGATGACCTTAGGTTACATCTCACTGAAAAATCACTTAGACCAATTGCCTGTGGACAACCATTTATGTTAATGGCTACACACGGTAGTCTTGAATATATGAGGTCCTATGGCTTTGAAACTTTTGCACCCTGGATTGACGAAACATATGATACCATACAACAACCTATACAACGCTTAACAGCAGTGGTAAAAGAAATGAAACGTATAAGTGAACTAGACCAAGATCAAAAACTGCATTTGTTTACACAATTGCAAACTATTGCTCAAAGAAACAAACAAAAATTCTTTGATTCAAGTTGGCAAAAAAATATAATAGAAGAATTTCAACGCAACTTCAACCAAGCCTGCGATCAGTTTGATCGCATTGTTAAATATCCAATTTAATAACAATTCCGTCCCACTCTGGGCCTGGATCTGTTTCTTTATATGCCAATACTCTACTTAACAAGTTTTGGTAAAATGTATCCAACTCGCCTCCCCAACGTCCCATCAGGCCTTCAATTGCTTGTTCACAATAGTTCCAATGTTGTTTACGATAAGCATTCAGTAGATCTGCGTGGATCTTTTTGTAGGACTCCATTGTGTGGAATTCATCTGGTGCTAATTTTTCAACCAAACAGTATGCTGTAACTGTGTTGCCACTATTAGAGGTGCGGAAAGTATCCAGTTCAAGTTTGATATAATGATCGGGTAACGTGTCAACCGAGTCGCCAAATATAATGTTCATTGTATTTCCTTTTAAATATGTATCATGAGTTTAGCATTTGATTTAATTTCTGATTTACACATCGAAACTTGGCCTACTGAATTTGATTGGACTTACCAGGCTACTAGTCCTGTGTGTGTTGTTGCAGGGGACATTACCCGCGATCGAGACATTCTGACACGCATTCTTAAACATTTAGGTAAATGTTATCAGGCTGTATTTTATGTTGATGGCAACGACGAACATTACACACAACTAGAGGATCTGGGACATAGTTACAGTGACCTTACCAAACGTTTGCGTCGTATTCCTAATGTAGTCTATCTCCAAGACAATGTGGTCATAGTAGATGGGGTTGCTATCCTAGGAACCAACGGTTGGTGGGGATTTGATTTTGATCTTGGTATTGATCCTGAGCAATCTGCGCAATGGGCCCAAGAAAGATATCTTATAAGTGAATCTGGCACTAAAGGTATTGCTCGAATGAGCAATACCGATGCTACTTACATGATATCTAGTGTGGCTCGATTACAAACTCATAAAGAAGTTAAAAAGATTGTGATGGTTACTCATACTGTACCTGATCCTGCACTAATTGCACATGATATCGAACTAGACGGTACCATGAGATTCAATACCATGGGCAATAGACTCATGATGCAGGCCATGGCCGCCGACACTGAAAATAAAATACATACCTGGTGTTTTGGGCACTATCATGGTAGTGTAGATCAAACACGTTCGGGAATAAGATTTGTTAATAACTGTCGCGGTAGGGGTGATACACCTTATGCCAAACCAGTGTATTATCCCCAACGAATTGTTATAGATTTTTAAACTGCGCCTTCGGGCTCAACTCTAATCTGCAATGGATAGTTTTGTGCTCGTGCTAACATGGTTACTTCGATACCTTTTTGCTCAGCAACCTCGTAAGGTAATACTGCTACACAAGCCGATCCAGCGTCATGGATGTCACTAGTAATAGTATGTGCTGTATCTGTTGTGTAGTCAAAATATTCTATCAGTGTTTCAATTACAAATTCATATGTTGTTTGATTATCATTGAGATATACAACACGGTACATTGGTGGTTCTTTAAGATCTTCAGCCGGTTTAATTCGTGTTCTTGTATCGCTTTGTGACATTTCAGTTCCTTGTTGTTCAGTAGGAGCACTGTGCCCCTACTGTATTTACACTATTATATTACAGAGTATATGTGATAGCAATAGTCTTTGGCTTGGCGTCTTCGGGCACTTCACGTTTCAAGTGAACACTTAAAATACCAAGTTCAAGGTGAGCATTGCTGATTTCCACATGGTCCGCGAGTTGGAATTCTCTGCGGAAACTTCTTTCACTAATACCTTTGTGTAGATATTTTGCAGTGGATTCTTCATATGCATTCTCCAGAGTCTCACGACTGTGTTTACCTTCAATAATCAAGAATTTTTTGTCCTTGGTCACTGAGAGATTATCATGCCCAAAGCCAGCCACGGCCATGCTGATCATGTACTCATCTTCATTGATTTGTACAATGTCATAAGGTGGATAGTTGGTAGAAGATTGTTGAGCACTCACACGCATGAGTTCATCAAACATGTTATCGAAACCGATACCAAATTTGGTGAGCGCGGGAATGTCGAAAGAACGAAGGGTGAGAGTTTTTGTCATTTGTTTTCTCCTTTATATAAGCAAGATGACTTGTAATGTAGCCCGACCATCGGCACTACATTGTTATTTATTATACACGAAAAAATTGGCTCAGTAAAGCTTCTTCGGCAAGGCCTGTTCGTTAATTTTTTTACGCCAACGATTCTTTGCGGCACTCAATTTAAGTTTGCGAGCAGTAGTAGGTTTGGTATAAAATTCACGGTCTCGAAGTTCGTTTAGCAGTCCTGTTTCTTGGATCTTCTTTTTGAACTTACGCAGAGCCCGGTCTACATTACCGTCTTGAACTAGTACCGATCTACCTCTAAGCTTTTGCATTCGCTTCCTTTAATTCTGTAGGAGTATTTACCTGATCTGCGTCGATAAACACGTGGTTGATACCTTCCCTACGATAACGGGCCAAATAGAACATATGGGGCAATAGCACTCGCTCTAGTTCGCTATGCAATCCTCTAGCACCAGTTTTGTTTAGAATAGTACGGTCTGCAATCATTTCCAGTGATTCAGGTGAAAATTCTAACTCTACTTTATCCTGCCCAAACAACCAATTATACTGTTGTATATAACTGTGTTTGACATCCAACAAAATACGGATTAAATCTTCTTTGTTGAGTTCGTTTAGTGCCACCCAACTAGGGAAACGTCCCACAAATTCCGGAATCATACCAAACTTGATTAAATCTTCAGGTGTGGTCTGATCAAGATGTGTTTCGGTGTTGTCTTTTACCCGGGCGCTGAACCCAATTGAGGTGCCGCGCACACGATTCTTGACCACAGTATCAAGTCCCACAAACGCACCACCGGCAATAAACAAGATGTTGGTAGTGTCGATTTCGATCATTTCTCCCGACGGATGCTTGCGATTGCCAGTGGGAGTGACCCTGCACTTGGTGCCTTCTACCAATTTAAGCAAGGCCTGCTGTACGCCTTCGCCCGACACGTCTCGGGTGATACTGGCACTTTCGCTACGACGGCTAATTTTGTCTATCTCGTCAATGAACACAATTCCGCGTTGTGTTCGAGCAATGTCGCTGCCGGCGGCTGCAAACAATCTAGAAATCAAACTTTCCACATCATCGCCTACGTAGCCTGCTTCAGTTAGACTTGTGGCATCTGCAATCACAAACGGCACATCCAAGTAACGTGCCACTGTTCGAGCCAATAATGTTTTGCCCGATCCCGTAGGACCAAGCATGAGAATATTACATTTTTCAACTTCCACTTCGGGATTAGGATTAGTGATACGTTTATAGTGATTTACCACTGCCACACTCAGTACCTGCTTGGCTCGATCTTGGCCAATTACATATTGATCCAGATGTTCTTTGATCAGCAACGGATCAAGTTCAATGGGCTCAGTTGGTTTGATAATATGCTCATCGTGGAGCAAAGTCTCACAAAGTTCCACGCACTCGTTGCAGATTGCAACTTGTTCGCCTACTATGAGTTTGGCCACTACGTCTTTGTGTTTACCGCAAAAACTACAAGTGTTGATTGAATCGTTAGGTTTCATTAGGATTGTTTTGTTTCTAAGTAATGTGCCACTTGTTCACGTTCGCTATCACTCAACAAGTCTGGGTCGTATTCACCTGTACTTATTTTGTCTATCAGGTGCTCAATATAAGCCGAGTCGTAAGTATAACTGTCACTTAGATTTTTGTCAACCGCAATCCAGTTGGATCCATTGTATTTGTACAATACACTAGGCATAATATCTACCCGTACAAAGGTATCACCTTTGTTGGGATTTTCTGGAAAACCGATACCAAACCCACTACGACTTTCCCTACCATTGACATTGTCTGCTACTAGGCCCATCCAAGGCAATTCAGCAATTTCTCCACGCATGTATTTGTAACGTTGATTTTTTATTGTATCATCGGGATTGGCTGCCTTCCATTTTTTAACAGCAACCTTAATCTCATCATCGTCATCATCCCCAAGTTCTTCGTTAGGCGGCTCAATATCTTGCATCTTGTCAAACTTTGATACTAGACGTTCATCATCGTACACATGAAGATCAGGTTCGTGATCAGGTTCGTGGTGTTCATCTATAAACTGGTACTTGACTGGTACTGTGAACTTAATAGGGTCACCGCCGTTGACATTGTCTATAACATCACATTCTTTGTTGGGACAGAACAGGCCAATGCCCGGTGCATCTACTAGAGGTGTACCACACTTGTAGCATGGTATAGGATCATCAGGTGGTTCTGGCACTGATTCTTTTAATTGTTCAATTTGATCTTCAGTCAATGGACCATCATCGGGCTCGTACCGGGGCTCATCATGTACAAAGCCACCAGTGCCTTCTCTAGCCCATTGAAATTGTTTGTTGGCGGCTAGAATCAAAGTCAAGGCCAGTGGGTCAAACACCAACACAATCATAATGATTACTAAACGTACAGCACGTTCTAATACATTTGAATCAGGGTTGTCGCCATAGACCAGGGCCGCAATATACTTGATTGGTCCTACTTCACTTTCCACCTTACGGAATTCGGCCCGTAATGGTGCGGCCTCTTCGCCAAGGGCGGTAATAGTTTTCTGTTCGGCTTGGATCTCGGATTGAAGTCTGACACGTTCTTTTTGTTGGGAACGTCTAACTGCAACAGCCTTGTCGGCACCTTTTTCATCACTGCTTCGACCCATAACTTGGTCCACAGCCTCATCCATTTGTTTAAGCGCCTTCCGGTTCGCATCAATGTTGTCCTTTGAGATTCGAATTTTTTCATCGTAGATGGCAACCCGGGCCATACTATCACCACTTACTAAACTTTGATCACTGTGTGCTTTTGAAAGATAGCCAAAAATTCCCATCGATGTCAACAGCATCAGGAATGCCACCGCCGGCACTAGATATGCTTTGAATAAAATTCCAGCACGTTTCCAATTGTTGTGCAACCATACAGTGGCCACAATCTTACCAAGTTCAAGACTACCGCCCATGATGATAACAGGAATGGTTGCCGCACTAAAAATGGCTGTTAAACCTGCTACAGAGTAATAAGCGGCCACGCAACTGAGCAAGATTGCTGTGACTAGAATGCTGAAACCAAATATCATAGAGTATTATTTACCGGGTGATTCCACTTGTCTCACAGCATGTTTAATTGCTATCCAGGTGCCAAACTTGGGATCAGGCACTTCAAACCACACACGTTCTGTGGCTCCTCCTAATCGCCATAAGCTGGCGTGTTCTAATCGTCGTTTAACGTGTGCCTGACTACGCCAGTTTTTGCCGAACTGTGCTCGCGCTTCACGCATGATAGTGTACCATGTGTCTACACTTGACAATTCAAAATATAATTTGTGCATGGGCAAAGCCGTTGTTTTAAGAGAGTCAAGGGACGGAAGCATGAGATCAGAGGCTTCTATTTTAACAGACATTTAAACTTCCTTTCACTGTGAATTCCAACTGTAGCATACACCGGGTATCAGCCGGTTTTGATCTATTGCTAGATCTTGGACAGTGTCTCAACCTCGTGGGCATTATATCCACATGCCACGGTTATGTCGGGCCCGGGCGTTCAATCACCCCGCTCATACCATTAGATCGCCACCATCTCCTTGCCCATGCACATAGTGATTATACATGGGGAGTGGTGGCGGTGTCAACTTATTGTTGTTCTAAATCTAGTGGGCCATGAAACCAAGTTTCTGTGTCATCGTTTGACCAGCCTTCGCCTTCCCAGGCATCGTAACCTTCTTCTTCCCAGAGTTCATCCATGCGTTCTTGTTCTTCTTCGCTCATGTCTTCAGGATATTCAACGTCTACCCAGCAACCATCATCCAGATTGTCAAGTTCAAAGTCATAGTCAGTATTGAATACATCTAGGCCTTCGGGATTGGCCAAATCAATATCAGGCCGTTCATCGCTTTCACAATAGACTGTGCCCCATCGAAATCCAGTACTACGTTTAATTGTTTTTCCGTCCTTGCTCCAAAATTCAATTTCTTCAACGTTTTTCTTTTCCGTGGTTGTTAGTACCCAGGTAGCCATAATTATTTCCTATCTCCAAACAGTTGTAACAAGTTCAAGAACAAGTTGATAAAGTCCATGTATAAAGTTAGCGCACCACGCACTTCTGCGGCATCACTGGTTTCATACATGAGTTCTTCACGGATTTGTTGTGTGTCATAGGCAGTAAGGCCCAAGAAGATAATGATAGCCAAGGCGGAGATCACCATCTGCATCACGGTGCTGCCAATAAAGATGTTCACAATACTGGCAATACAGATGGCGATCAAACCCACAAACATAAACTTACCAACACTATCTAAACTGCGCTTGGTAAAGTAGCCATAGCCACTCATGACCGCGAACAAGATGGCCGCACCCATAAACGCACTAACAATTGATCCCATGGCAAACACAGCAAAGATCATTGAGAAACTCAGGCCCATCAGGGCCGCAAAGCCATGTAGGCATAACTGGGCTACTGGTTTACTTGGATTGTTACCTAGCACCATGCTCACACCAAATATGGCTGCCAAAGGTGCAAAGATCACAATCCATTTCATTACGCCAGTAAAAAAGAACTGTAGCAACTCTGGTGTGGTGCCTACCCAGTAACTGATCAGCATACTCACGATCACTGCCAGACTCATGTGTCCGTAAACACGACCCATAGCCGAGTTGATTTGTTCTGCTGAACGGTATTGTTCGTTATCAAATATAAGTGTATCATTCATAGTTTTCTCCTTTAAGGTCTGGTGATTGGCCACTTGGCCGGTTCTTCATCTGCTGATGCTACGATTCGATCTAATGCCGCCGCTGGATCCCACTCTTCACAGTACTTAGCACGATTCTTGCGTCCAACTGCTGAGTCTGGATCATAGTCAATCCAAGTAAACTCTGTGCCATCACAAGCAGGGCAGTGATCGTTGTAGTCATCGTCGGTACGACGATCTTCACTCTTGCCTACCCATCCGCATTTTTTATTATCACAAGCAACATCTACAGGCTCGGGTGGTTGATTAACCCACGAACTAGTGTCCCAGTTATACCCTGACCAAGTAACAATCTCTCCTGTGATAGGATTAAATTTACCATATTCCCACTCGCCAAACTGTGAGCCATCCCAGTATGCTGTGCCATATGTTGTGCCAGAGTGTCGCCATGTACAACTGTAATAGCCAGGGAGTGTGGGTTTGACTTTCTTAAACTTAAATGTTTCAGACCGTTCCCAAGTGCTGGGACTAGAACCGTGTGGAGGATGGCCCCAGTCTTTTTCTTCTGGGCTATAAGTTTCCCAGGTGTTGCTGTCTTTCACAAGATACATGCCAAAGTCGCTACTCTTACCGTCTGTGCTGCCACCCCAGTTTTCAATGTCTTCACCGTCATAAGTCACGCTGTTGACTAGTTCTTCACCGTCAATTTCGTCATAACTTAATGTTAGTTTAGTAATGTCAAACGGTGCAGTAAGTTCAATCTCGCCTTCAAAGAATGTGCCTTTTTCATTACTACAACCAACAAATACCACAGTACCCACAGGTTTACTACCAATCCATGCTTCATCGCCACATGACCATTCAGGGCTGTCGTCACTGCCACCATCGCAATCTTCCAATGAACGTTCAAATACTACCGTACCATTTTCATCTTCAATCTGTAGTGTACCAGCACTACGGCTAACACCATGGACATGTGCCATATCATCGCATTCGTACCACGAACCTGGTGGGAATGGTAGCCGGTCTATATCGAGATTCATATCATCTCGAACCGTGTCTTCATCGCTCCAGGCAATTTCAGACAAGTTGACTTGGTTCTCCATACAGTAATCCCAGACCGCACGGTCTACTGTGCCCATGACTTTTTCGCCACCATAACCCCACATGCTAATCTTGTAGGTTCTTGGAGTAAATTTCAAAACTTCAATGAGTTTTTCTTGTTCTTCAATGGTGGCCATGATAATCCTCTATTAAAAAATATCCCGAAGCAGGATAATGTTGTTGTAACCATTCCAGCAGTCCTGGTTCCCATGGTAACTGTATTTCAAGATTCCTGGATGAGATATGCATTATGCATTTTCCTTCTTGGTTAATTCGCATACCAACAGGAATTGTTCGTATGCATGTCGTACACTCTCGTGTTTCATTAATCGATCTGCTTCTGCTTGCAATGCTTTCAATCCTGCTTGGGCAATATCATGGGCACTGGCCCGAGATAAAGATCTAGCATCTTCACCAAACACTTCAATCAAATGATTCCAAGCCGCCATTTGCTCAGGTGTAAGAGGAGTACGACTTGGCTGTACTTCGCTGGTCTTGCGCAGAGCATCGCACATGGCAAACTCGGCCACACGACTGGCCGCAAGCAAGGCCGCATGGTTGGGATTGATGTTGTAGCGTTTGCTCTGCCCACCAGGGTAACACATCACAAGGTGCGATCCTTTTGGCATGGCATCAAACATGTCGTAATCGTTTTCGGCTACAGGCACATACCTGCGACCACGTTTTTCGTAGTAGATTTTTTTCACTTTTGTTCCACTTTCTTTTCAATAGGTGGTGGAAAGTAAGGCTCAATAACATAGTGTGTGGCACTCCACCAACCAAACGCTGTGATAAACCCGTATAAAAATATTTCAAGTATCATCTTTTATTCCTAGTGTTACAGGAGCGTGATCTAGTGTTGCACTAAATTCGTCTTCGTACAAGTATGCATCTTCGTCATCGATTATAACAGTCAAATCACAGTGACGCAAGTCATAATCTGTGAAGTTGTAATTTGCATCATACACTCGAAAGTAGTAGTTGCCGTCAAAACTGTCAATAATATGGCCACGTAGGCCTTTTGCTGATTTAGGTTGATTGCTCATGCGTAAATTATACAGTATTTTGATTAGAATGTCAACTGACTTTTGGCGTATCCAAAATAGGTCAGGGTCAAGGCACCATTGCTCCACGAGTTGCTGATAGCAAAGTTCCAAACTCCATCAATCTTGACCGGAATCATAATGCCTGCGGTGTTGCTATTACTGCCACTCAGCAAGTTATAGGCCTGGATCACAGTATTTAGGTAAGAGCGTTTGGATTGGGTAAATGTACCTGTTCCTGAGTTGATCCAGGCTTGATTGGCACTCTCGGCGGTTCCACTAGCACTCACAGTACTGTTGGTATTCATCAACCAAATGTCCAATTTGCCATCACCATTCAAGTCAATCAATTTTGGAGTATAACTAGCCAAGGTATTTTGATTGTAACCTGTTATAGCGGTATCTGTTGTTTCGGTAAACGTTAGATTACCTTGGTTCATGTATATTTGCATCATGCTTTGAGGGCCCGATACGTCTGTTACTGCGGTGTTGTTCAAGTAACTGACCACCACAATATCCAATTTACCATCGCCGTTTAAGTCACCTACCAAACAACTTATGTCATGACTTCTTTCGGTTGTGGTACTAGATCGATCAAAATAGGGCACAGGGAGTGTGGCTACCTTAACTGGTTTTAGGTTACCATCAAGTTTATAAATCCAAGTATCGTTAAAAAATGTAACGCCTGTATCTACATCAACTACCACAATAGATGTGGTGCCTGAATTGTCTAGATCACCGGAACATAACCCACTACCTGACCAGGTTTGCATAGTGTCATGTGCTCGATATGAGAACCCGCCTGCTTGATTATTGATCCAGTAATCTCCACCCGAATTAGCCACATCTAACCAACCGTCTTGATTGAGGTCAATTATAGCACTGCCGTGACTGCTATTTAGGTCTGGTAGATTTACTTGTAAATGACTTTGTCCGGACCGACTCATAAACACCACTGACTGATTCCATTCTGTAGAGTTATTGCCATCGGTAAATCCAGGAAAGAAAATGTCATCAATACCATCTCGATTGAAATCTGCAACCTGAGGGTAATGTACGCTTAATGCAAAATCACTGCCTAGTATATCAGTGGTTGCATCCGTTGCGCCCGTGGAGGTAAGTTTGTATATCTTTATCTTGGGAACCGTGGTCCCAACTATCCAACCACTAAGCACTACATAGGTACTACCGTCACCTTTAAAATCGCCTGTGGCCAGGCTGGGAATAAAAGGACTGCTGGTGCTTGCGGCGCTGACACTGGACATTAATGCCGCAGTGGACACAGATGTACTACCTGAACTGCTGGTGCTTGAGCCACCACCGCCACAACCTGTTAGAGCCACTGCTAGTGCAGAGATTACAAGTGCAAGTTTCATAATGAGCCTTTAGTTTCTGTCAACCCTTAAACACATATATCCAGTTCGTTTGTCTTTGGTTCGGGACAATCGTTTTTCTTCTTGATAGCATCGTGCCCAAGAGTTATAGTAATCAACTGATTGGTACTCTAATTGTGCTGGTCCAAACGGGCTATACACAATCATAACTGCTACTAACACAATGTCGTACAATGGTGTCATCATACTTTCTCCCCGGCGTCAAAGTCTCTGAATCTCAGGAACCTTGGGAATCGGAGGCTGTAGGTTCCGTCTTGGTTCTGGGTGACTGCATCCGCTTGGACTTCAACCAAGTGACCAAGTAACTGATCCCTATTGGTCCAATACTCATCACGAAGAGTATCACTAAACCCACTACCAACATTAACACGAATTCTGCGGTCATTGTCTTCTCCTTCACAAATTATAGCACCAAGTCTATTTTCATTGCGACCTGTTCCTTGCTCAAATCCCACAATAGTGAGGTCAACACTGATTGTGGGTTTCCATTTCATCCATGAGTCTGAACGTTTGCACTCATAAGGTGCATCCAGGCTTTTGATCATGATGCCTTCGAAACCTTCTGCCACAGCGTCTTGTGCAAAACGGTTCATGATATCATGCCCTTCTGCTGTGTCCAAATCCACATCCAAGCCATTCATAATTCTCAAGCAAGGTGTTTCCAACAAGCGATCTCGAGCACTCTCGATCCACTCAATACGTTTGTACTGTTGTATGTTGCAATGTCCTTCTTGCAATGACTCTAAAGGAATGATATCAAAAATGTGATACACCGTGCCATCAGTCTTTGCATCGCTCTTGCGATGTGCTTGCTTCATGAGTTTCTGAAAACTCTCACCCACAATCTCGCCGTCTAACACAAAGCGACCACCGGTGCCACGACCCCACTGAAAGTGTTTGCGGGCATCTTCAATGGCATCTGCAATCTGTGGAAAGTTCTCAAACTCTTTGCCATTGCGACTGAACAAGGTGACATTGGCGCCGTCAATCACCGCCAACACACGCACACCATCCAGTTTGACTTCCAGGCGTTTGATGCCTTTTAATTTCTTGGGTTGATCTGTGGAGTCTTGTGCTAACTGACAAGTGAACACCGGAATCTTGTACTCTGTTTTGCCCAGTACTTTGTTCAGTGTTTTCTCTGAAATGCCACAACGCAGATCCTTGATCATCACACGTCGGGCCAAGTTATTCCACTCGTCCGAATCAAACAGTTGACTCATCGATTCAATACTTTCACGGGCACGATTACCCGTAACGGATCTTGTGCGTAATGCTTCCAGCAAGGCCCAAAACTTTGTCCAGGGGTTAGGGCGACCAGTCAAACCCTCAGTCTCAGGCACTTGACGGATATTAAAGGTGTAGAAAGGATTGTACGCCTGGTAGCAGTTAAAGAGGAAACATTGTGCATCGGCACTGCCCAACTTGGCGGCCATTAATGCTTTTTCAATTGTTTTTTCTTTGTGTATGCGACTGTCCGAACTTTCTAGATCACGGATCCATCCTGCCGCCACTATGCTGTCAAACCTTTCGTTTGAGAAGTCGGTTTCATTCATATATTTAAGTGATTACCATGAAGAGTTATAAAACACTTTTAAACCCAGGAACAATTCTGCTCGTGCCCGTTTAATAAATGCAAGATCATCTTCTTTATAATGCTCGTCTGCTTCGTTGCCAAAGAAGAATCCCTGTGTACTCGGCAGTTGGCCATGCGTGACTGCACGTTCTAGTTCATCTAGATCCTCCCAGGTGAGTTCTAGTTCGACCCCGTTAAATGTGCTGTACTCTACATTTTTAGATTCAGCAAGTCGTTCCATCCAACCATGCAGGTTAGGATGCTTACGCCAGTAGGCAATTTCACGTTGACCAGTTTCGTAGTCTGCCTGTTCTTTGGCGGCAGTGTATGCATACATATCGAGACCCATTACTTCACTCCTTGATAATGTTTAAATTCACGTTTGAGCCAAAATTTATATCGGTTGAAATATTCTTGTGCGGTGAACTGTGGTTCAAGACCGTAATTGATCAGTTCATCAATGTGCTCGTACCACTTTTCTCTGCACCAGTTGCGGAAGTTCATGCCGCCACCTGTCCTTCAACTATCTCCAACATATTGGCTGGGATTTTCCATAAGCCGCCGTCTCGGTCATTACGAACTGTGACATACTTGATGGCAATCTTTTTCACTGTGCCTGTGGCACCTGAGGGGTTCTTGGAACTGATCCAACGCACTCGAACGCCCACGTCCAGGTTGCGTTTGACCTGCTTGCGAAGACTGGCCTGATTAAAACGAATAGCATCAGCCATGCTACGAAGTTCCACATCGGTCCACGTGCCAAACATGATAGCAGAGTTAACCTGCTGGATTGATGAGAGTTTTTCCATCTTGGGCTCCTGTTAAGTTTCTATACAAGTATTATAACAAATTGGGAATTTCTGGTCAATCAACATAATAGTGTACGGCCTGTGAGAGTGCAGACAACTTTTCCATAATGTCTCGATAGACTTGACTGCATTCCGCCAGTTGGTCACCACTGCACGAGGATTCGTCTAGCATGGTTTCAACTTCACTGAGTTTAGCAAGAATTGCTTCACGCATTTCCAACTCCTTTTTACTGAACATGTGCATATTATAGCAAAAGACGAATTATTAGTCAAACAAAAAAGCCCCGCAAAACTGCAGGGCTTTTGTAGTACTAAAGTATTACCTTAAAAATTAGAAAGTATGCTTTACACCCACGTTGTATCCAACAATCGGACGTGTAATTGTTGTGCTGGCAATATCACCGCTGGCAGACGCTCTGTCAAGGATACCGTAAAAGGTTGTACGCTTGGTCACATCATACTCAGCCAAGACTATCTGGCTGTTTAAAACGCCAGCCTTGCCTACACCGTTAGCATACTGGCCGTGATATGATGACAAAGTGGTAGTCAATTTAGGGCTAACACGGTATTGCACACCCAAGGTGTTTAATGATGCATCAGTTGATGGACCAGTTGTTGCGGCAGTACCCAACACCGGACCAGTATATGTGCCGTTTGTGGTCAAGTTAGCGGCAACATAACCTGCTTCGCTCTTTGATGTCCATCTAGCACTTTGTAATGTCCAGTTACCAATATCATATTTTGCACCAATACCGTTGACAGAATACTTTAAGTCTGCCGCATCTTTAGCAGTAAAGTTAGCCGCACCAACAGTTAATGAATTTAGTGAGTATGTCACTGCGGCTGTGGTGGTAGATTTTTTAGAATCGCTACCACTTTGGCCACCGGGTGCAATACCTAATGTAACATTCACTGGGCCCAACTTGTTAGACCATTTGATCAATCCATCACTGCGACTGTTTCTAATGCTACTGGTAGCACCAGTAAACACGTTAATCTGCGCGGCACGTAATGGAGCCACTGCATAAGTTGAGTTGGAAGTATTGGCCGGTTGGGCCGCAGATTCTCCCTTGGCCAGTGTCAAGTCACCCACACCGCCGGTTGCAAAATCATAGGTTGCAAGTGTGTTGCGACCGATTTGAACTTCACCAAATGTTTTATCAGCAAAACCAACCCAGGCTTGACGATCAAACAACACTGTGCCTGTCGATCCACTATTACCCGACACACCAGTTGTGGGGGATAATCCGCTTTCTAGTTTGAGTTTTATTGTGGTGCCATTGCCCAAATCTTCTGAACTTATGATACCAAAACGGCTGGTATATGTATTTCCGTTTATTAGTTTGGTAGCAGAGTCGTCTGTAGCAGTAACGTGAGTTTCATAACGAATGCCAACGTCCATAAGACCATAAACCGATGTGGTTGGATTTTGTTGTGCTTGTGCGGCACCAACTAAGGCCATTGCGGCCAAAGCAACTAAAATTTTCTTCATTTAGATTTTTCCTTTTAAAAGTATGAATGACGCGAGTCATTTGATATTATATATGCGTGTTTGTACTATGTCAATAAAAATAACCATCAATTTAGCCAATTTGATCAAGTTGTTGGTTCAATTACAGGAATTGGCGCTATTACTGGATCACTTGGTATTTGATTGACATTATACAAACTGGCCGCACTTAATCTTGCGTTGTTTCGGCCTTCGCGCATGGCTCCTACTGTGGCTTGCCCACCTAGGGTCGTAATGTCAGCGACATTTTCCAAAAACTCAGCCGCATCACCATTTGCTGTGAGCAAACCGTAATAGGGTAAATTTTGTAAAAAACTATAGACGCTGTTTTTGTCGCCTGGTTGTAGATTGAAATAATCAATACCAGCCTGGCTAGTGTATTTAGCACTCAGGTTCATTATGTTGGAAATATAGGTCCAATTGGCATTTAGCGTGGTTATAGACGGATTGGCGCTGAGTGCGGCAATGGCCGCATTGGCATTGATAATTTGTGTCTGTACCCCGGCATCGTTGACTGCTGATAATATGTTTACGTATGCCGCGTTTAACGTAGCAAGACTGCCTGCGCCCTGTAAACTGTTGATAGCCGCAGTAGCCGTGGCCAATTGTGCGGCAAAATCGTCACTATCTAATGCTAGACCCAACACATCGTAAGTGGTAATAGTACCGTTGGGACCAGTACCTGTGGCCATGTTGGTTGCAACATAGTCGGTCACTGAACTGTCAACTGGGGTAGTCTGCGCCTGGATTAACGGTAAATCAACCATGGTGCTGAGGCCACCCAGCGTGGTGGGTGTCCAGTAGGCAGTATTGTTGATATCTACACCAACCGGCACATCATCTGTGGCACGATAATAAGTGGGCACTGGACTACCTGTACTGACCACCGTGTTGGCCAAGTACGGTTGTGTAACGTTCCAGGGATTGTCGGTGTTGCCTAATACTGTGTTGGCCAATTTTGGTAATGTAGTATTGGGTATGTTGTTGATCTGCTGAAAAGACACTTGAATGGCCTTGTTGGCCGTGGCCTGTGCTGGCGGAATAACCTTGCCCAACTCATCACACCCTGATGCTGTAGGCAAGTAACTGTTGACTATGGGTGTGATGCTGGAGTTTACTGCACCGGTTGAGTTAAAGATAGGCACAGGGCCATTAGGACTCGGTGTTTGTAATGATGCGTAACTTAATGGGAACATGATTACTGGATTTAACAAATCTTCAAGACTGTTAATATTTGGTGTGGTTACTCCCAGTATATCTAATATCTGAGTTAGTGCATCACCTGAGATCATGGTCATAGCATTGTAAGCCAGCAATTGTAACTTATCAAATTCGTTTTGTGTTAGACCAGTGGGTTTGTTCAATCCCACTCGATTGTCATTCACTAGATCGGCAATGTTGCTTGCGGATAACCCCATGCTGATCATGGCATTTTGTAAATCTGGTACAGTACGACCTTTAATTCCGGCCAAGGCAGATATTTGCTGTATAAGGCCAGCCGGCGTACCGTATAAATCCAACTTGTTCATGTTCCACAAATTGCCTTGATTGTTTAGATCAACTCCAAAACTAGTCAAGTCAGTGGTCATGCTGGCTATGTTACCAGTTACCAAATCATCCATGTTAGTAAACAAAGGACCAAGGTACTGATTGGCATTTACCGAACTATTAATGTATTTGTTGGTGGTGGCAATGTAGCCTTGCACTGCCATGAATCCTTGGCAGAACTTGCCAGCATCACCATTGCCAAGATATGCCGCACAAGTTTGTTCTATTAGATTTGAAAATCCTGACGGGTCGATTGTGGATCCATCTACTGCGCCAAGATAATTGATCAAATACTCACTATCCAAATAAGGATAACTGCCCACAGGATCTTCTGGTATGCTATTGCCCAGGGCCGGACATACTGTGGCACCTATGCTTAACAAACTGGTTAATGTAGATTGTGTGGCAAATGTTTGCGATTTGTAAAAACTCACTGCCGCAAGAAAGTTACTGATCACTGTGGTAGCGTTGAATGCTTGAATAGCAATGGCCAATGCGGCCGGAAACGGTTTTAGTCCTTGATTTTGCAACAAGGCGACAGATGCGGTTAGTTGTAACGGACTAAGAATACTGGGCATTATCCTACCCTTACATCAGCACTGCCACCAGCACGAGCGTGTCCACAAGTATCTGAACATCCAGTGGTAACAATGGGAATGCCACTGGCTCGAACAGTGCCATTTCCGCCTGTGGTGGTTGCGGCCTGGTGTGGTGGATGTGGTCTTCCCCAGGGTGCATGACTACTCACAGGATTACCATCAACAGTAACTGGGCTGCCATTCACACGTACAGAGGCAACACCGCCAGAGGCAACTCCCCCTGCACCGTTTAGATCGCCGTCTCGTTGTACTGCTGGCATTTTATCCCAATATAAGTTTCTTGTCCGGAACTTTGATGCCTGTGGTTGCTTCGATGTATTTCATTTTGACAGCATCTTCAGCATAGGCATAAAGTGATATGCTGTTGATATTTAGTTGTATTTCTCGCTTGATATCTGCGGTAAACAAACTGGGCACAAGTCCCATGCCTTGTGGCCCCGGAGCCACGCTCACAGGGTCGCTGATTGTGATCCACTCTGTACCAGGTTTTTCAATCCTAGCAATCAACTCTTCTCCGGAGTTGAGTTTGAAGGTGTACACTTGATTTTGATCGAATTGCATTTTAAACTTTCTTTATAACGAGTTGATAATTAATCAATTTAACTTCTATATGCTTTTGAAACATATTTACAAAAGCATCAATAGACATCTTGGGACGATCTAACATATCTGTGGCTACCATCCAAAGATAGTCATCAAAAATCATGTATCCATTCTTTTTTAGCAGGCCAAATGCCATCACAGCATCTGCTAACACTTCGTCTGCGCTGTGACTTCCATCAACGTAGATAAAATCAAA